GTTAAAGCTGCTCCGGTGAAATCGCCTGATCTATGGCTGGTATTAAAACCATATAAACCAGCCGCACCGCCTTTCCACAAATCAGAATCAAGTGATGCTGGCAAACTATCAAGTGTATAAGTGTTACCACCCACCGAATCTAACGAGTCCATCGTGTAACCTGGCGATAAGCCATCAAATATAATTTCTGTGTCGATTACCGCATAACCCCAGCGCCCTGACTTCCAATCGTAAATCAACAGTTCATCATTACCCGATGCACCGTTAGCATACGACCAGACTACTTTAGAGTTTGCGGGATCAATTGCAGATGAAATGGTGTAATAACTTTCTTTATTTACGCGATCTAAGAACCAGCGATCAACCTTTTGGTCACCTATTGGTGTTGTGCCTTTTCCAATGTCATAACGCTGAAAGCCGGATTCTGATAAAAAGAAAACACTATTACCGTAACGCACGACAGAGCCCTCAGAAGGCGTGCCAATGCCCACCGCAGTTTCATTAAACGACCAAACTAAAGGCGGCCCCTCGTAGCGCATTTCCCATATTGAGCGTTCTTGAAATATTACGCCAATATCACCGCCGGTAATCGCCATGATCTTGCCGCCGTTACCGACTAGATCTTGAAAATCAGCTTGTGTAGAAGGGACAGTCCCCCAGCTTGTTTCGTTATTCTGGCCTGACCATTGCACTCTCGTAGGGTACTCGGTGGAACCACTTAAAATATCACCGATCACCACAAAAGAGCGCACGCCTGTGATAAAACGAGCCTTTGGGGGACTTCCACCGAGATCGGCAAAAGCAGACGTGCCGTCAATCGGGCCTATCTGAATATTATCTGCGTAATTGGTCGCAATTACTTGCGTTCCAAACTTTAAAAAATTCCAATTATCAAGCGTGTCATTGTTATAACCGCCTGACTTTGATTTGTCGGTCCAAGTGCCACCAGCATATCGGTATAACTTTGTCGCATCACCGGCAAACATTCGCACATTAGCGTCGCCATCAATCATTGCAACCGCGCCACGTGCTTTAGCGCTTAACGCTGTCGAGTCAACAGCAAGCGAGCCCCAAGAGCGAAAGCCTGTTCCATGCGGCTGTATATTTTGCGCGTGCGTTGTCCCGGGCAAAGACAATGCGGCTTGATCGGGTAGCCACTCGCCAAATTTTAAAGTCGTTGGTTTAATCATGGATTAATTGAATCCGTTTTTACGCTAATTGGCCCTTGATTAACCCGCCCTTGCCGATACGTTTCAGATGCGGACCAGGCAGCGACCTTATATTGGTCTAACCAATCTTTTGAGGTTGCGTCGTCTTGAGTAAAACGAAACGCATGAAAAAGGCACGCGGCTAAATACACATCAGGATAGTCCGTTAATATCCAGTTTGTCGTATTAGACGCGCTTAAACCCGTCACGCTCGGAAAATAACTTAACTCGTAGGCATAAGTTGAGTCCGGCGTGCAATCAAATTCTATTTTGTCCGATATGGTGTACCACCTCGGCAGACCAGCCGCATCACGTTGATAAATGCTTAACTGCGTTGGATCGACGTACCGCAACACACCTGTCACCCCATTCGAGGTCAGTGTCAGTCGGTACGAGTCCAAATAATCAGCCGGTAAATCAAGCGTATTAGCTGAGGTTGAAAGCGAGCCTGACACTCGCGTGATGTTGCCTCGAACGCCACCAATCTCCGGCAAACGCGGCAATGCTGGCGCACGTTTTAGATAGGTTTCAGCGAGATCAATAAAATTATCAATGTAACTGGTTAAATCGTCTCGTGCGGTCCAATCAGCAATGGCTGTTTTTAATTCACTGTATGTCGAGATTGCCATGCTTTTCGTCTCTCCGTTATGTTATTTAAGACCAGCTCGGCGTGTACCGAGTCGCCCATCAATTCCAACCAACTGCAGTTTCCCACCATCGAATCAAACTCTTTAGTCCAGGCCTCGGCGTAATCGCAGTCTTTAGTTTCAGGGAAATGCGGTATGCCAGCGGTATAATGAATCAATTTAGGTTGCTCAATAGGTTTGTCGTACCCTACCGTAAAATTCCATTCGCCAGGCAACTCGCCTACTGATCCAGCCCAACTAAAATCACTAGGATGGTTGGCTTCATCATTAATGTAATCAGCTGTCAATGTTTTGCACTTTTCATTGTTAAACACCATCATCGACGGCCATTCAAACCGATTAGCGCTTTTGACTACCGATACCGCATCATCTGGATTAATCAATGTTTCAAGCTCGTTAATATCAGCCTGTAACAACATATCAGCGTCTAAAAACACGCTAATGCCTTGAAAACCTGACAATGCAGGAACTAAGTAACGCGAATAAGTAAAATCAGTTAAACCTGTTCGTGTAATGGGTAATGTCGGCAGAACCAACGGCACGATGGCTAATGGCCTGCTGGTGCGCCTAGTGATTGACCATTGCAACACGTTAAAGGCGACCGGCTGTCTTGGATCTATGCCTATATAAACTCTCATCGTCGCGACAACAAACCGTCTAATTGAAAACGGCCGTCTACCTCATCCTCATAAAAAAGCGGTAAATTTAACGCCGCTCGTTCTATTGCATGTTGCGCCGCTTTGTCTCTAATTGATTTAGGTACGTTTCTGGCGTTGCCTTTTACTGCCATGTTTTGTAGTATTTTTATTTCTTCGGCTGTTAGCGTTGGAACGATTAATGGATACGGTTGACCGCCTAATACCTCATCATTATTAGTGCTTAATTCAGTCATAATGGAGTTATCAACAAAATTAGGTATTGGCCCTAAAAAACCTTGTTGTGATTTTTTACTTCCAGTGATCCTTGTGTTGTTAGCGCGATTTGTAGATAACCCAGATTGTTGCTCAAACATACTAGGTTGATTTAATAATCCGTAAAAATTCATCCGACTTTAACCTCGCCAGTGCGCGTATCGCGTAAACTGTTAATAATTGAGTCTCGAATTGCTAAAACAGCGTTTTCAGTGCCTAATTCTGGTCTGCGGTAAAACTTCACCGATTCCCACCAAGGACAATCGCCTGCAATGCCTTCGTGAAAATGCGGTTGGTCGTGTACTAATACCATTGCTGGCTTGCCTAACGCTCCGGCTAAGTGGTAAATGGTTGTCGGTACTGATACCACCATATCCAAACAATTAACTAATGCTGCTTGGTCGTCGTAATTATTTGACATTGAACCCCAGGGCCAATCGTGGATCGTAATGCCGGTTTCTTTTTTAAACTGATCAATTTCTTCGGTGCGGTCTTTGTATTCCAAGCTAACAAACGTCGCATCGAGTTCTAATATTGGTTTTAAGTCATGCAACGTAAGGTTTCTGTTTTTCCAGCCATCTGACTTAATCGCGCCACCTGTCCAGGCGATGCCGATCTTTGGCTTGTTGTGTCCTTGCGCGGATAACAACCCAGCCCATTGAATTTCTTTTTGTCTGCGAGGTTTTAAGAATTTGCCTCGTGGCTTCATTTCCGCATAAGGCATGAAGCTGGCCATTGATATTTGATGCGTTGCTTTAACACGCCCTTTGAAGTCGCTAAACTGCGCTCCATGCACATCGGAAAACGGAAACGATAAACTGAACAGCGTTTCTAGTTTTGGGTTGCAAACAATTTGCGATGGCGTGATCGGGCACGCTGACATATAGGCTATTTGATCGCCTAACCCTTGTTCGCCGTACACTAAAACGCTAGCGTCTTTTTCACCTTTCCATTCAGGCAGGCCATAATCTTGCAACTCGCGTTGCGTGGTAGTGCCTAATTGCGATCTGTATAACTTCCACCCTAGCTCCCAATCACGTTCGTGCAATGCAGCAAACGCCAGTGAGGTTTTAGGTTGGTGGTGATCTTCTAACTTGAGCGATAAATTGGCGTAATGCTTGGTCTTTTTAAAGTTATAGCCCTGAACATACGCACTAGCTAATTGTCGATACACAATGGCTTTATTGCTATCCGGCTCGTTATCCGGCATTAAATCAAGCGCCTGGTGTAAGGTTTTACACGCTTCACTGGCTTCTTGTAATACCGCTTGAACAGAACCAAGCAACAACAAATTACGCCACGTCTTGCTTTCACTTACCGCCGCCACCGCTATCGGGTACGCATAAGGCGCTTTACCAGCATCAATCAAAAAACGCGCTAATGTTGTCCAGGCTTCGTGATTGGTTGGATCTTCGGAAAGAACCTTTAATAACCCATGACCTGCAAAATCTAAATCGCCGTATTCAATTGCTCTATCGCAATCAGCCAACAACTCAGACACGCCCTGTACCTGTCCTCAAATACGCCCAATCACGATCGTTTAATAACTTCTTAACCGCAGGCAAGTGATCTTTATTGTATATATCAACGCCTAGCTCTTTCTTCCATTTCAAAATAACGGAATTAGGAACGCTCGCCGCGTGCCACCAGTTGTTTTTAATACCACGCTGGGCCACTTCATTTAGCCCTTTAGCACCACCATTGCCCTGATTCCTAGCAACTTTATTAGCCTCGAGTACCGGCGCCACGTCCTGCACTTCCGCTATAACGGTTTCTTTAGTGTGGTGGTCGTAATCGTGCCAGGTCTGAATGCCAGTATCAGCATCGTAATCAAGTAATCGTTTCATGCGTGAGTCTTAGACTTGTTGCCAAATGTCGCATGCTTGCCCATTTGAGACATGGTTTTTTTGAAGTTTCCAGTATTTTTCATGTCTTGCTTGCCGCTTTTCTTAAAGTTCTTTAATGAACCTTTTTTAGAGTCCGCTTTCATAATTTACCTCGTAGAATAAATAATGGGGGCCTTTCAGCCCCCATCAGGGGACGCGCTACAAATGGAGTTGCAACGCTATTGCGTAGTGAAACGCAGGGTTTATGTAGTCGTGTAGATCTTTCCAGACGCCGCTTCGTTCAATGACGAAAGCGTGTACTCAGAAATAATCATAGACCTGTCTGAGTCACCAGTTTTACTTAGTGCTTCAGTTTGGATAGGTCGCAGATAATCAACACTCCAATAGTCCATATCAAGCGCATAAACATTCACCGCAGACATGAAACGGTTAGCTACAATTTGTAACTGCCCAAAGTCTGAAATGTAAATGTCAGCCGCACCGACGATTGAACCTGGCGCTACTGGGCCATTAGGTTGCACATCTCGGAATTGAGTTCCGATACCTGCAAACGCTGAGGCTAATTGCTTGTTTGCGCTTCCGCACATAACAACACCAGGGTTACCGCCTGAGTTCCAGACAGCCGCTAGACATGCTTTTAACTGTACTTCGCTAAAAGCTGCTGCTGTTCCAGGTGTTGGAGCAGTTGCCGGAGCACCAGAAGTTGTCGCAGGTGTAGTAGTATCTGCACCTGACTGCGCCTGGTTAGTTGATAGCCATGAGCCGATACCTGCTAGTTGTCTAGCTGTACCCGCACCGCCAGCTGTACCGATCTGAAGGCCGGTTAAAGCAACTTCCATATCACGTTTTAGCTCGCGTCCAGATTTTGAGATCTGATAGCTCATTTCATCAGCTCGGCCCGCCGTTGAAACACTTTGCAATGTTCCAGTAACACGAGGCACTTTAGTGCTGATCTGTGTGTAATTACCTAGACGATTAGTCGCTACCGCTGTATCAGTAGTTGCGTCGTCGCCTTCGATATTAGCGTTTAGTGCTGCCGCCGTTAATGAGTCTGTTTGCCACTCATGAAAGGTTGCTGAAGCGCTACCGCGTTTCGCATTGGACAAAAACGGCGTATCCATAGGCGATATGTCGTAAATAATGTCCGATAAGTCCTCTCTCTCGCCTACTGCGAGGAAAGTTGTAAAAGTACCCGCTGGTGTAGCCATTAGGTTGACTCCTCTATTTACTTAGTCGATGTTTGATCAACGCCGCTGCATCTTCGGTTGAGCCTGACTTGCGCAAACTCTTTCTTAATGCGCTTTCTGCGGTGACCGCTTGTTGTGCTTTCGAGCGTTTGGCGCCTGGCGTTAAAACCTTAGAGCCTAACTTCAGCACTTTCTTTTTAGCTACATCCGTTTTTCTCATAGACTTGTCGTACATCATCGCTTTATGCGCTAACACAATAGTGCGGTGATCGTAGGAGCTGTCTACGTCTTGCTGGCTGTAACCTTGATCGAGTAAATAATTGACTAGCTCGGCCTGCTCGGCTTGGCGTGTTTCGTTATTTTGCCACGATGGTATGGCTGTCGTTAAAGCGCGATCCTCTCGCTCTAAAACTTGGCCTAATTCTTTTTGATGCTGTTCACTAATAGCCGCCTTGCTTTGCTCGTACGCTTGAGCGGCCTGTTGGCGCATGGCTTGTAATTTGCCATTGCGCTCCTGAAATTCTTGTCGTTTAGCCGTCCATTCAGTCGGATTGTTGATACGCAAACTGTCCCAATCGACAGACTGAAACTCAGCCTGTAATGTTTGCTGCACCTGGTTCAAAAACATCGCGCCTTCTTGCGCTTGCCTTTCCATTGCCTCGGCCGCTTGTTGTTGTTGCGACTGTAACTCAGCTTTTAACGCTTCGCTTTCTTGCGCTAATCGTTGCGCACGCTCGTTGTTCTGAAACGTGTCCTTCCATTCGCCTAAGCTAACCTCTTTCCGCTCGCCATTAGCATCAGTGATCGGAATCGAAACATTATATAAATCGGCTGTTTCTACGCCTAAATGTTCAGCTAAGTCGCTAATTGAGCTGACTTCCAACGCTTCTTCCTCTACCACCTCTGCCGTTTCATCACTTGCTTGTGGCAGTTCTTCGGTTTGTTCTGCTTGCTCTGTTTGCTCGGCTGGTTGTTCTGTCTCAACCGCCTCTAGTTGTGGCGCTTCTGGCGCTGTTTCTACCGGCGCTGCCTCAGCTGGTGCTTCTGCTACCGGCTCTGGCGCTAAACTTGCGCTAATACGTTCTTCGATACTTGGTTGCCTCTCAGCCATGATGTACTCCTTATCGCCTCTCAGCGTGTTTTATCAAGTTCCATTTGTGCCATTTTGCCGGTCGTCAATACGCTTTCAATGTGGCTAAACACTGAACGCGATGCGACTAACATCTGGTATATCTTTTCTCGTTCCTCACTTTGATTCATGCTGGTGGTTTGCCAGGCTTCTAGTAAATTGTTAGTAATCATTTCTTTAGTTTCGATGAACAACGGATTGCTCATTAAAATTTGCGCTTGGTGCGCACGCTCACGCTCTTTGATTAAATTGTTCTTATCCAATTTGCGTTACCTGGCCAGACTCATCACGAATAATAGGTTGGTCGCCTACTTGTATGATCAGCCCTTGCTCATCACGAACAATGGTTTTAGGCGATGATGAGCTTTGGGAAATAGCGTCAATCCGCTCGGCTATCTCTTGATTCTGTGCTAACAAACTCCCAATCAACTCCCGCATTTCAGATAAGTCGACCGGCGATTCCGCTTTAGCTTCCGAGGTCACCAGCTTAGTGATGTTGTCTAACTGCGCTTTGTATTGCGCTACCTCACTACTGCGCTCGGACTGCACCGCATCTAACTCTAAGTTCAAACGCGCTAGGGCTTGCTCGGTGTCTTGTTTTTCCATTTGCAGCTCTAAACTTGCGATCTTAGCGTCCGAATCGTTGGAGTTCTTAAACTGTGTTAATTGCGCTTTCATCCGCTCAATGTCGGCTTTTAACTGCGTTTCTTGCATAGTCAACTCTTGCTGGCGCATCTTTAACTGCTGCTCCATCTGCATTTGTTGCCTTTTGACCTGGTTGGCGTCGAGCTTGCTTTGCGCCTCCATCATTAACGCTTGTGCGTGCGTCTTAGCTAACTCGGCCTGCATGTCGGGTTGCGGTGGTGCAGGTGGAATAGTTCTAGGATCTGTGAAATACGCACTTGGCTCTAAGCCAAACGCATCAGTCATATCAGCTAACGATTGATACAACTGATAAGGCTGTACAATGGAACCTAACCCACCGGCTTGTACTTGCTCCATCTGTTTAGCCATGATTGAGTCGAGCGCTACCATGCGTCTTTCGCGTGATACCGTACCAACTCCAACCGTAATCGTGGTATTAACCCGCTCACGCCACTCACTAGGGTTAAACGCACCAAACTGGCCTGATACATTGACCACCATTTCTTTATCCTGGTGCGTCATCAATAACCTATGGATAAGTTTAAAGACTGTTCTAAACCCAACTTCAGCAACAATGCGTGCAATCAGTTCGATTTTCATGCGTGCCGAGTCATACGCTAGGGCCGCAACGCCAGTATTCACATTGGCTAAACTGTTCTTATCTAAGCCAGCCACCTCATTGCCTACGCCCGTACGCTGTTTGCGCACTTCATCCAGGTAATTAACCATGTTATAGGCTTCTGGAGGCAGGCTGTTGTGTGGCATTGGCGTGATGTAACTA